TGATTACATTGAACAAATTACAGACTACATTAACAGTTTGTTAGATGCTCAAGAAAAGGGTGAATTGGATTACAGTTTATGTTTCCTTTGGGATTCTGTGGGTTCAGTACCTTGTAAGATGACTTACGATGGTAAAGGTGGGAAACAACACAATGCATCGGTTTTATCTGACAAGATTGGTATGGGTATCAACCAACGTATTTCAGGTTCTCGTAAAGCAGATTCAAAGTATGAAAATACTTTGATTATTGTAAACCAGCCTTGGGTTGAACTTCCTGACAATCCGTTTGGACAACCAAAAATCAAGGCTAAGGGTGGTGAGTCTGTTTGGCTTAACTCATCGTTGGTGTTTTTATTTGGTAATCAAAAAGGTGCAGGTACGACTAAGATTACTGCGACTAAGGACAAGAGAACTGTGAAGTTTGCTTCTCGTACCAAAATATCCGTAATGAAAAACCACATTAATGGTTTGGGTTATGAAGATGGTAAGATTATTGTCACACCACATGGTTTCTTGGCGGGTAAGGATACTACTGAAGAGAAGGCTTCGATTGAAGCGTACAAGAAAGAGTATTCTGACTATTGGAAAGAAATCATTGGGTCAGATGGTGATTTTGTGTTGAAAGAGGAAAAAGAAGTTATTGAATAACATAAAACTATAATTGTGAATAGAACACTATTAGTTGATGCTGATAATCTCTTTAAAATTGGTTTTCACGGGGTAAAGGAATTTTACCACAATGGAAATCATATTGGGGGCATCTTCCATTTTGTTAACACACTTAGACGTTTCCTACAAGAACACAATTATGATAAAGTGGTCGTCTTTTGGGATGGGGTTAATAACTCGTCTCAAAGACGACTTATTTTTGCTCAATACAAAGACAATAGACGGACCGAAACCAACGAGTTGAAGAAAGAGTCGTATGAGTGGCAAAAGTCTCGTGTGCGTCAATATATGGAGGAAATGTTCATACGTCAGGTGTGTGTTGACAATACCGAAAGTGATGACCTAATTGCTTACTACTGTCAAATTTCAAATGACGAGAAAAAAACAATTTTTTCATCGGATAAAGATTTAACTCAATTAATTTCGGATGATGTTGAAATATACTCACCAATTAAACACGAATATTACCGTAATGGTGATAAGATTAAAATCGGTGATTTATATATTCCACATCAAAATGTTGTCACTTATAAAATTTTAACAGGTGATAAATCAGATAATGTTGATGGTATTTACTTGTTAGGTGAAAAAACAGTTTTAAAATTATTTCCTGAGATACTTGAAAAAACGGTTTCTGTTTCTGATATTTTAACAACAATCAATAATTTGACTGAAGATGAAAAGAAACAAAAATCGATATCCAACATACTTGAAGGAAAAACAAAACGAGGTTCACTCGGTCAAGAATTTTTTGAAATCAACAAACGACTTGTTGATTTGTCCAACCCTTTAATATCTGAAGAAGGGAAAAAAGAAGTTGAAGATTATTATAGTGAGGAATTGGACCCAGATGGTAGGGGTCACAAGAATCTTATGAGAATGATGAATGATGATGGAATTTTTAAATATTTACCAAAAACAGATGATATGTGGGTGGAATTTTTACAACCATTTTTAAAATTAACAAGAAAAGAAAAAAAACGATTTAATATAAAAAACTAAAATTATGAAAGAACAAATGCAAGACACGACCAAGATGGAGTTCTTAATGACGTTGAACAACAACATCATTGTGCAAAGATTTTACAACGTAAAAGGTTATAACCCAAAGGCTCGTAGGAGTTTGGAGGTTTCTAATCTTTTAAGAATTGTTGGTGAAATTGTTGAAAACAATCTTAAAATAAAATCATTGGTCTACATGGTAGATAACCAAGACCAAATTATGATAGACCCTAAAATTTTAGAGACATCAAATACGGATGCTCCTGAGTACTTTAACATCTATGTTAGAATAGGAGATGAGACAATTTGTCATAGAATTGTAGATGCTAAATTGTACCCTCCAAAGGTCAGATATACCGTAGACATACGCCCAGAATTAAAAAGCATACTTACTGGACTGACTGACATTTTTTCAGATGAAGATTTAACTTATAGATACTTGAATTATCAGCTCGCTTAACAGTATTTATAAATCCAAGCACACATTAAAAATTAAAAAAAATTATGTCAAACGATAAAAATTTCGGTTATTTAGGGAACACATTTCAAATTCAATTATTAAATAATATTATTCTCTACAAGGACTTTGCCACTTCTATCGTTGACGTGTTAGACCCCAAGTATTTTGATAATCAATATTTCCGTCTAATCATGCAAATGATACGGGAGTATTATATAAAATACGAACACGCCCCAACCTATAACACGTTGGAACAAATGACCAAATCTGAGATTTCATCACCAATGGCACAAAAAATGGTGATGGATATGCTTGAACAAGTAAAAGAATCACCAATTGAGGGTTCTGACTACGTTCAAGAAAAATCTTTGAAATTCTGTAAACAACAAGAACTTCAAAAGGTTATGTCTAAGGCTCAGAAAATTATCGACAAAGGAGACTTTGAAAGTTACGACCATCTTGAAGAAATGGTACGTGAAGCTCTCCAAGTTGGTGAGGTTGAAATTGGTACTTCGGATGTATTCTCAAATCTTGACGAGGTTTTAGATGATGATTATAGACATCCAATACCTATGGGTATTCAAGGTATTGATAACCTACTAAAAGGTGGTTTGGCTAAAGGTGAGATTGGTGTAATATTGGCACCTACGGGGGTTGGTAAGACAACTATATTAACTAAATTAGCAAATAACGCGTTCAATTTAGGTTATAGTGTGTTACAAATATTTTTTGAAGACAATCCAAAAATCATCCAACGTAAACACTTCACAATGTGGACTGGTATAGCACCTGATGACTTATCAAATCATAGGGATGTTGTTATAGAAAAGGTTAAAGAAATTAAACTTAACACAAAAAATAAATTAACTTTGAAGAAGTTACCATCAGACACTATGACTATGAATCAGATTAAAAATCAGGTTAGGAAAATGACGGCTGAAGGTAATAAAGTTGATATGATTGTTTTAGACTACATTGATTGTGTGGTACCGGATAGGAAACTAGAAGATGAATGGAAGAGTGAGGGTTCTGTTATGAGGGCATTTGAGGCACTTTGCCATGAATTACAAATAGTGGGTTGGACAGCAACTCAGGGTAATCGTTCATCCATATCATCAGAGGTTGTTACTACAGACCAAATGGGTGGTTCTATTAAGAAGGCTCAGGTTGGTCACGTAATTATCACTGTGGCTAAAACTTTACAACAAAAAGAAATGAACTTGGCAACAATTGCAATTACAAAATCACGTTTAGGTAAAGATGGAGTTGTATTTGAGAATTGTAAATTTGATAACGAATTTTTAGTTATCGATACTGAACAAAGTGTTACTTTCTTGGGTCTTGAAGAACAAAAAGAAGAAAGAAATAAAAGTAGAATTAACGACTTGTTGAATAGAAGACAACAAAGACAAAACACAACAAATTAAATAAAAAATTATGGATAATTATATTTTTAGCATGGCACTAAAAGAGCACCGATATGTCATAAAAAGAAACGGTGAGACAGTCTTATTTGAATCTGAAAAGATTAAAAATGCGATTATTAAATCAATGGCATCGATTGATAAGATTGATGTTGAAATGGCGGACAAAATCGCAAGACTAACAACAAAAGGTATTTTTAAAGGTGATAAAGACCGAGTTCCTCATGTGGACGAAATTCATGACATGGTGGAAAATAAACTTATGGATAATGGTCTAAATGATGTTGCTAAAGAATATATCATTTACCGCTCAAAACACCGACCAAATATCTTTAATAAACGAACCAATTTAAAACCTTACGAGTATCCAAATTTAAGTGAATATGTGGATGCTATTAGACATTCATATTGGGTTCATACTGAGTTTAACTTTACTTCTGATATACAGGACTTTAAAGTACACTTGTCTGAGAAAGAACAAACTGCGGTACAAAGAGCTATGTTGGCGATTTCACAAATCGAAATTGCGGTAAAATCGTTTTGGGGTGACATTTACAAAAGACTACCAAAACCTGAGATTGGTAATGTTGGTGCAACTTTTGCAGAATCGGAAGTAAGACACGCAGATGCGTATTCACACTTAATTCAACTACTTGGATTAAATAATGAATTTGAAAATTTGTTAGAGGTTCCTGCAATTCGTAGAAGAATTAAGTATTTGGAAAAAACAATTTCAAATTCTAAAACTGTGGAAAACCAAGATTACTTTGAATCTGTTGTATTGTTTTCAATGTTTGTTGAGAACGTATCGTTGTTTTCACAATTCTTGGTAATCATGTCATTTAACAAATATAAGAATGTATTAAAAGGTATTAGTAACGCTGTTGAGGCAACATCCAAAGAAGAGAATATTCACGCAGGATTTGGTTTTGATTTGGTAAACATAATAAAAAAAGAAAACCCTTCTTGGTGGTCTGAGCAATTAGTTGAAGATTTAATTAAAGCAACTAAAGATGCTTACGAAGCTGAAGAGGAAATTGTTGATTGGATTTTTGAAATGGGCGACTTGACTTTTTTAACAAAAGCACAAACTTTAGAGTTCATCAAACATAGATTTAATATCTCTTTAAATTCAATTGGAATTGATAATATATTTGAAATTAATCAACCTTTGTTGGAAACAACTGAGTGGTTTGATGATGAAATTTTAACAACAAAACACACTGATTTCTTCAATAAAAGAAGTATCAATTATAGCAAGAAATCAAAGTCGATTACGATGAATGATTTATTTTAATTAAAATAATATAAAAAAAATGGAAAATAGAGAACCTTTTGAATGGATAAACGAAGAGTCAATAATATTTCTTCGTAGAGGATATTTGAGTGAGGGTGAACAACCCTTAGATAGAATTAGAACAGTTGCTGAACATGCTGAAAAAATATTAGGCATGGAAGGATTTGCTGAAAAATTTTATGATTATATGGGTAGAGGTTGGTATTCACTATCTTCACCTGTTTGGGCTAACTTTGGAAAAAAGAGGGGACTACCTGTTAGTTGTTTCGGTTCTAATGTTGGTGATAATATTGAATCAATTCTTTATACTCAAGCTGAAGTTGGTGAGATGAGTAAAATGGGTGGTGGAACCTCAGGTTATTTTGGTAACCTTCGAGGTAGAGGTGCCACAATTACAGACAACGGACACGCGCCAGGAGCAGTCCATTTCATGAACCTATTCCAAAGTGTTGTAGACAATATTTCACAAGGGTCAACGCGTAGAGGAAGATTTTCACCATACCTTCCTGTTGAACATCCCGACATTATGGAATTTTTGGAAATTGGAACTGAAGGTTTCCCAATTCAAGATTTAACACATGCGGTTACAGTTACGGATGAGTTCATGGAACAAATGGTAAATGGAGATAAAGAAAAGAGAGCGATATGGGCTAAAGTAATTCAACGTAGAGGTGAGATTGGATATCCATATATTATGTTCACTGACACTATGAATAAAAAAGCACCTGAAGTTTATAGAGATAAAGACATGAAGATTTACAACTCTAATCTTTGTTCTGAAATTGCTCTACACAATTCAGAAGAAGAGTCTTTTGTTTGTGTATTGTCATCTATGAACTTACTTCATTATGATGAGTGGAAAGATACCGATGCGGTTGAGATGATGGTTTATTTCCTTGATGCAGTCGTTACTGAGTTTATCACTAAAATTGATGACATAAAAAACAGTGGAACCATCGAAGGACGCAGAGCATTCTTTTACCTTGAAAAGGCTTACAATTTTGCTAAAAGACAAAGGGCTCTTGGTTTAGGTGTTTTGGGTTGGCACTCACTTCTTCAGTCTAAAGGATTAGCTTTTGACAGTAAGGATAGTGCAAGATTAAACATTGAGGCGTTCAAACTTATTAAAGATAAGTCATACAAAGCGTCTGAAACATTAGCGGAAATGTTCGGCGAACCTGAAACTCTTGTCGGATATGGTAGAAGAAATGTGACACTAAACGCAATTGCTCCTACAACATCTTCAGCATTTATCTTGGGTCAAGTATCACAATCAATCGAACCAATTTGGTCAAACGCTTATGTAAAAGATGTGGCTAAATTAAAAGTGACTATTAAGAATCCTGTACTACAGAAGTTATTGGCATCAATAAAGAAAGATAACAAGGCGACGTGGGATAGTATTAAAAAACACGATGGCTCAGTTCAACATTTAGAGTTTTTAACAGAAGAACAAAAAAATGTGTTCAGAACATTTGCCGAAATTAATCAATCAACTATCATTAACCAAGCGGCAATTAGACAAGATTTCATTGACCAATCACAGTCATTGAACTTAATGATTTCACCTGACATGCCAACTAAAGATGTTAATAAACTTCTTATAGATGCTTGGCAGTTAGGTGTTAAAACACTTTATTATCAACACTCAATGAACTCAGCTCAGGCATTCTCAAGAAAAAAACTTAATCTTAATGATTTAGTTTGCACGAGTTGTGAGGCATAAGACGTAAAAAACGACAATAATGCGTGAAAAACCCGGCAAGTATTTTGTCGGGTTTTTTTGTTTTCAAAAAAAATAATAGGAATATATTTATGTAATATGGCAGATGGTAAAACATATGGTATTAATTTTCCTTTCAGACAGAGTCAGGACGGAAAGTATCTATCATTATCACAAACACCTGAAGAGGAAATACGAACAGATTTGTTACACCTTATTCTTACGAGAAAGGGTAGTAGATATTATTTACCAAATTTTGGTACAAGAATTTATGAATTTATTTTTGAACCGATGGATGGTTTATCGTTTGAAGCTATCAAGGCAGATATAAGACAATCGGTTGATGAATTTTTACCAAATTTAGTTTTAAATGATATTACAATAACTCCATATACTGATGAACTTGAATTAGTTGGTAATATTAATATGGAAAACATTGGTGTTGGTGGTATTTACAGAGTACCCGGTACAGGTGTTGCGGACTATACAGCAAAAATAAGAATCGACTATACTATAACAGATAGCACCTTCAACAATAAGGATTTTGTTATTATCAATATTTAATATAAATGGCACAAAGAAGAATTTCATACGCAGATAGGGATTTTGAGGCGTTACGTCAAGACCTTATTAACTACACTCAGGAGTATTATCCTGAATTAATTGATAATTTTAATGATGCGTCGGTATATTCTGTATTTTTAGATTTAAACGCAGCTATCGGTGATAATTTACATTATCACATGGATAGGAGTATTCAAGAAACTGTTCTTCAATATGCTCAACAACGTTCATCAATTTTTAACATAGCCAGAACTTACGGATTAAAAATACCCGGTAATAGACCTTCAGTATCACTTTGTGATTTTTCAATTACGGTACCTGCCTTTGGTGACCAAGAAGATACTCGTTATTTAGGAATATTAAGAGCGGGTTCACAAGTGGTTGGTGCAGGACAAACATTTGAGAATGTCTATGATATTGATTTCTCTTCACAATATAATAGTGAAGGATTTCCGAATCAGACTAAAATACCTAATTTTGATTCCAATGGTAAACTATTAAACTACACAATCACTAAAAGGGAGGTTGTTGTTAATGGTATTACTAAGGTATTCAAAAAAATAATTACACCTGCAGATGTAAAACCATTCTTTGAGTTTTTCTTACCTGAAAAAAATATTATCGGTGTTACGTCAGTAATTCAAAAAGATGGAACATCATATCAATCAGTACCAACATCATCTGAATTTTTAAGTTCACCTGATAGATGGTTCGAGGTTGATTCTTTGGCTGAGAGTAGTGTGTTTATTGAAGACCCAACAAAACCGGCAGACAGACCCGGTATTAAAGTTGGTAGATACATTGAAACGGAATTAAGATTTATAACAGAATATACTCCTGAAGGATTCTTAAGAGTTCAGTTTGGTAATGCAACAGTTACTGCTGACGAACAATTAGCTCAATTTTCAAGAGTTGGTGTACCATTAAGAGTTCAAGATTACCAAAATAATATTGGGCTAGGTAAGACGGTAAAGGCTAATACGACACTGTTTGTCCAATATAGAATTGGTGGTGGAACCGTTTCAAATATTGGTGTTAATTCTATTAACCAAGTTGGTACTGTTAACTTTTTTGTTAATGGGCCTTCAGCAAATATTAATCAACAGGTTGTTAATTCGTTAAGAGTTAATAACGTGACTGCGGCTATTGGTGGTGCAAATCAACCAAACATAGAAGAAGTTAGAAACATGGTAACATTTAACTTTGCATCACAAAACAGAGCCGTAACAGTTAATGATTATTATGCATTAATTAGAAAAATGCCAGGTAAATTTGGTGCACCTGCCAAAGTAGCAATTACTGAAGAAGATAACAAAATTAATATTAATATTGTTTCTTATGATTCAACTGGTAGTTTGACACAATCAGTGTCAAATACTTTAAAAACAAATTTGGCAAATTATCTATCAAATTATAGGATGATTAATGATTATATATCAATCAATGTTGCTCAAGTTGTTGATTTAGAATTTGACATATCTGTTGTGATAGATGGTGCTCAAAATCAGGGAGAAGTTATTACTAGAGTTATTGATAAAGTGCAAACAATAATGAGTCCCGTTTTTAGAGAAATGGGTGGTAATGTTTATATATCCGAATTACGAAGTCAGGTACAAGATGTTCCTGGTGTGATTTCTATTACAGACCTTAAAGTATATAATAAAGTTGGTGGTCAGTATTCATCCTCAGAAACTTCACAAAGATATGTTAATAGTGCAACAAAAGAAATTTTATTAATTGATGATACGGTATTTGCTGAACCTTCACAAATTTACCAAGTTAGGTTCCCAAATAAAGATATTAAAGTAAGGGTTAAGAACTTAAAAACGGTTGATTTCTCTTAATTCATTTACATAGATTTTTACTAAGTTATTTTGAAAATAGATAAATAACTATTTATCTTAAAATATTTTCTATGCCCAAATCATATCGTCTACGTACACAATTAGGTGTTGACCAAACAATCAGATTAAATGTTGAACAGGATTTCGATTTCTTGGAAATATTATCCATGAAATTAACTCAAGGAGATGCTTATACTCGTTTCTGTGCGGACTATGGTGTGGTTGTTGGTCGTGTCGTAGCAAATGGGGGGTATGGAGTACCAAATGCAAGAATTTCTGTTTTTGTTCCTGTTGAAGATGTTGATTTATTGAATCCAATTATATCCTCACTTTATCCATATAAAAGCCCCGCAGAGAAAAATGAAGATGGGTACCGATATAATTTATTACCTTATGACCAAGAATATGGTGGACACACACCTACGGGTACTTTCCCAAACAGAGAAGATTTACTAACAAGACAAGAGGTATTAGAAATTTATGAAAAATATTATAAGTATACCGTAAAAACTAACGAATCGGGTGATTTTATGATTGTGGGTGTGCCATTAGGTATACAGACACTTACAATGGATTTAGACCTATCAAATATGGGTGAATTTTCACTTAGACCTCAAGACTTAGTTAGGATGGGATTGGCGACTTCTGAAGAGGTCAATGGAACTCAATTTTTGGCATCCACAGATTTAGATTCTTTACCACAAATTATTAATGCAAAAAAAGATATTGATGTTTCATCATTTTGGGGAGACGGGTCTCAATGTAGTATAGGAATTACCAGAGCCGATTTTGACCTTAGAGAGTTGGGTGTTGATATACAACCAACAGCAATATTCATGGGTTCAATTATGAGCTCACAGGATACTCAAATGTTAAAGAAAAATTGTAAGCCAAAAACAGAACAAGGTGACTTGTGTGGTATGATAACAGGTCCGGGTGAGATTTTAGCAATTAGACAAACCGTTAATACTGATGTGGATGGTAATCCTATTCTTGAGCAATATAGATTACAAAATAGTGGTAAAGTTATCGATGACGATGGTACGTTTTTAGTTGATGTACCGATGAATTTGGATTATGTCGTAACAAACGAATACGGTGAAATAGTATTTTCCAAAGACCCAAGAATTGGTATACCAACAAATGGTAAGTATAGGTTTAAAATAAAATATCAATCAGAGACAAATGGTCCTACAAGAGAAGGTACTACATTATTTCCAATACAGGGTGAAATACAACGAGGTAATTTTTTAGTACCAAACATTAGGGAATATGGATGGACAGGAACTACCACAGCAAATCCTGGTGTTGACCCCGCATTATACGCATTAGATACTAGTCCACACTACGACCCAAATTTTACTGGTAACACAAATTGGCAATTGTTTCAAAAAAGCTACGCGTTTTCTTTAAATTGGGATGATTATGCAAATAAACAAGCCGCCATAAATTGTGAAGACTTCTTTTATCAGATGAAGTTTAATAAAGTTTATACTACATCACAATTTATTGAAGAATATAGAAAGGGTCGTGGTCGTGCAAGATTTTTAGGTGTAAAAGAAATATTAGACAGGACTTGTGAGAGTGAAAATAATAAATTCCCTGTGAATGATGGTGTTAGAAATTTTGATGCAATATATTTTGTGTTCAATATTTTATTCACAATTTTACAAGTTCCATTAATTATTATCGCTTTTATTTATAGTGCGTTTGTTGGGTTATATCCATTTATAAAAAATGTTTTACCGGTCGTTTTTGCTGGTATTGCTACTTTTCAAATTAACGCTAGCCTCACAGCATTAGCGGTTGGTATTTCTACTGCTGCTTGGGGGGCAATAATTATAGCTTCATTATCATTAATAGCTTGGGGGTTAGTTACATATTTGGTAATTAAAAATTTTAAACAATTACAGAATCTACAATTATACGCGATACCGTTACCTAACTATGCATATCCTGAATGTAATGCATGTGACTGTGGACCAAAAAAAATTAACAACGTATTAGGTCCTGTCGAAGTTTCTAATTCATCTATTTTGGCAAACACAAATCAATATACGATGTATAATGGTGTTAGTGTTTTAGATAATGACGGTGCTGTTGACCAAGATTGGGTAAATAAGTTTGGTTACGGATTTCAAACTACCATGGCAGGAAATCCATTTACAGGAAAAACCGACGGAACCTACAATCAAAATATGGATAGAGGGTTAAGGACTCCTTATTTAAAGGGTTCTGCACAAAACCCGTTTACTAATTATAATAATTGGTCTTGGGATATACCACTATCTGAGAGGATGAATCTATTCAATGTAAAGGCGAAGTTTCACGATAACGGTGGGTATAATCAAATGAAAGTTACTTTTGGTTATACAAATCCAAGTAATAGTTCACAGTTTCACTATGATAATGTTTTAGTGTTATTAGTTGACCCTGGAACTATGGAAAATTTACCGACGGGTCAACTTTTAAGTTTTCAAAACCCAAACGCCTCAAAAGACCCTAATATAACAGGTCAAACAATAGAAAATGGGTTTGGTAATTTTTCAAGTACTGGTACTTCAGCCGTTGGTAACATATCAATTGTTGTTAACTCGATGAACCCAAGTAATGTTAGTGTTAATCAAACAGCGACGTATGTTATAACAGGTTCGACTAATAACGTTAAAGAATATCTTTATCCTTCGGATGTTGAATATTTTCAAATAATAACTGGTCACACCGTTGAACAGTTTCAACAAATATGTAGTCCTGCGGTACTACCACAAACAAGTTATGGTAGTCCAAACAATACATTATTACAAAGATTTTTATTTGGATACCAAAGAATTAAAAAGGGTGGTGGTAACAATCCTGACATTTATCCTGATGATAGTGGGTGGTCAACTACGGGTCCAAATATACAGTTGATACAAGACTATAGAAATCACGAAATTATATTCTTAGCAAGAGGTGTTGACCCCAATTCAGACAAACAAGATATCGAATATGACATGTCTAAACTTTATGGGTATAATTCATTCGGTAATAAAAAAGTGAGGGGTTCTTACTTGTTGAACATTCCTATTCAAAAATATCAGAGTAATACTGATTGGAGAATACCGAGACACAACCAATTTGTGAATAACGGTTCAACAAACTTGAATCAAAATATATTTTACCCATCATATAATTTTAGTGTAACAAATTATTTAGCGTCGTGGACGACAAAGAATCATCTTTATTATTCTGCTTTAGACCAAGTAAATAGTGCGTGGGACATTAACCAAGCAAATTCAGGTCAAGGTTTTGTGAATTCAGGGTATAACCAAGCGATTGCTGCTGGTGGTAATACGTGGAACAGAATGATTAATAATGGTAACGTTAAAGATGGATTCAGAAATGGTTACTTATCCAACGAAGTTGTTGAGGGTGGAACGTATATGGCTGCAGATGGTTCATCTCAAATTGGGTATGACTTTACAAATTACTCTCCGATATACATAAATGGGTCTGCGGGGTCAATGTCTATGTCTAACAGTAATCGTTTGGTTATGAGAACTGACCGTTTACCATCATCAGACGCGTTAGATGGCAGACTTGTTTTACATCAAAATTCAAATTTTTCACTTTATTCGATTAATAGTCCAAGTGAAATTCAAGGTGTAACGGGCAGTTACAATACAGGTACCGATAATTTTTCAGACCCAGCCGATGATTATTTAGAGGATGTTGGAGGTAATTTGAGTGTTAAAATTCAACAAACTTTTTCTTGTGAAGGTATGGTTCCTTTAAAATGTTATTCAGGTGACGGAGAGAATATTGGTGTTAAAAATTTAAATGATGATTGTTACTACTACAATAGAGAAGATAACATTAGGAATATGTATGACGGTTGTTATTACTTGGTTCAAGAACCATTTAAATTTCAAAAAGATTTGTTGTTATTTTCAGAGTGGAAGGCTAGATTCAGATTCAATTTTGCACTTTGTAGAAATGTAATTTCATTAACCTTTGTAAACAATTGGATTAATGGTTCTTTATATATGTATTCATTTCAAAAAGATACACTATATCTAGCACCACTATCGGCTTCAACATTTAATAGCGATGTTACTTATAGATATTGTACGGACACTTTAGTATATAAAGAAACTAATAATTCTTTTTTCTACAGAAGCTCACCTTATAATGGTAATATTTTCATAGGTAAACAATCACCAAGAAAAATAGATAACACACCGTACCCCGATAGTGCTGCGTTGAATAAAAGACTTTTGGGTAGTCCGACTACTATGATTGATTTAGGACCAAGAGACCAATTTGTTCAAGAGATTTCTTTAAATCCTGATTATGAAGGTTTTATTATAGATAAAATACCATCAACATCTTATAATGATACATCTGATTTATTACAATTATTTGTGATAAGTAGATTGACGGATTCTAACTTTTTATCACAACTAACACAATCAGGTGATGCGTCAATCACTCAATTATTCTCAAGAACAAATAGTAGATTAGATGGTGACGTAACACAATTATTAAGTATAAACTCAGAATTTGGTGTTAGTCCATATTTGGGTGACAATTACGGGCAAAGTCAAATTAAATACTATTCAACAGGACAGGGACCTGTTTTAGGAGTATTCTTTTCAGCTAATACCGAAAATAGGGATTTGATTACACCGGGAAGAACAACATTTGAAGACAATACAATTATATATTTGACAAACTATTATGGTTTTGAAGACCAAGAAGTCCCTTATTGGCCTTGGCAAATTCAGAATAATGGTAATTTAATTTTTGGTTCACAGACAAACGATTGGGAAGTAAAAAAGGCAGTACCGAGTCAAATTTACACATACAAGTATCAATCTATTGATAGATTATTGGGTGGTAACATAGCGTCAGGTCAACCAACATTCCCGTCTGAGATTGATGTACCAACATTTGAAAAACCAGGATTTATATACAATTCACAAAGTACTGGTGGTGTCAGTCCTACAATAACTCCTAAATCAACAATAACACCGCCACCACCAATTATTGGTGTTGGTTCACCATACCATTTTTATTTTGGGTTAAGAAATGGTAAATCCGCAATGAATAAGTATATAAACAAATATATATTCAATGAAGAAGTATTATGAGTTTTGATGTAAAGATAGTTAGAAACCAAGATAGGTTTAAAGGTGCTCCTGAACAGGATTACCTTTTACAAATTGCTTTAGAGGAACAAAGTAGAGAAATCATTGAAGGTGATAAGAATGTTTATTTATCACAAGAAAGTCAATTTGAGGAGGAAAGACAATCAAGTAATGTTTTTAGAATATCAGGTAAAATTGTTAATATATTTGATAATGGTATTAGTGGTTTTACATCTTACACGCCATATGGTAATAATTTATTTTATATCAATGGTATTGAGGCAAAACAAATAAATGCGAATCAAAATCCACCACAAATAAGTGCTTGGAGAGGATATGTACAATTTGATGAATTTACATTTTACAGAACACAAGGTATTTCTGGACATATTCCGTTCTTTAATAAAAGTGCATCAACTTATAATTGGAATGTTTATGTGTCGTACCCCGTTAGTGGTGATAGTGAGCAAATTATGAGTTATGAAAATACACAATTCTCAGCCTCAACATACTTTCAATCAGGTGACGGGATTCCATTTGTATTACAAAATACAAATCCAGATGGTAAATCTTTAATTACTTTTTATTGTGGTGTCCCACACAATTTACAAGTTGGTGAGTTTGTTAAATTATCAATATCTTCAATCGGACAAAATTATTTTCAAGTTGAATCTTTGGGTGACCAATATTATGGCTCAAGTGAAAAAATATTTTCAATATATAATATAGGTTATACAAACTTCACAGATGGTACTGTGGGGACATTTAAACGTGTTTTAGACATAAATAACACGGGTGAGACTACATCACAATATTATGTAAGGAGACACAAGATTTTGACTAATGAATCTGATTATGATTTAACAAAACTTGGGTTCGAAAATAATGCCTTTTCAAACAAAAAGCAATTAGAATATTCCGCATTAACATTTAATGGTGTGTCAAGAGTTTCCGTAAAAGACGGAAGTCAAACTTGTGGTTTTAGTATTACAAAAGATATTGATACGACAACACTTATTGATAATCAAGGTAGACCGTTATCGGAACTTTTTGTGACAATTATCCAAAAAGGTTATATGGGTTATTTTAACAAACCATATGCTAACGGATATCCTGGTTTATTAATGGGTTGGGATTTAAATTTATTAGATGGTAAGATTGACACGTGGTGGTCTAATACAAATCCATCAAATAAAGATTTGGCATTACAAACATCGAGTTATAATTTTTCAGGGAATACTTTTTATTATAATCAACCATTAAACGTTGGTGATATAATAACTGGTGATTTTTGTGAGTGGAATGAATTTACAATGACAGAAACTGTGTTGTCAAAACAAAATCATAAGTTTAGTTATAATCCTTTATTATTTACAAATGACTCGCCAATTAATTTTGAATCGGGATATTTTTATCAACCCCATTTTTCGGTACCAATTAGGGCTTTTTCAACATATATAGAAGTTGGTCTTAAAGATGATGTGGATAATATACCTGATTGGGCATTTTACTCAGAAACGGAAAGACAATGGAGGTGGAGGGATTTATACCCATACGGATATATTGACACTGATGGTGTTGGTGTTGATTCTCCATTTTTGAATGATGCTCATTATCCATTTTCCGACATATTATTTTTACAATTACCAACTTCGTTCTATAGAAACATAAACAGACCATTAGTCGAATACATTATAGACCCATTTATTGATGGATGTGAATAAATTTAGACTACCAAATATAGTCAAAGATAATCAAATTAATATTCCTATTGAATTAACATGGGATAATGCTGGACGCACTGACGGTTTGAACCAATTTGAAGCCGATGTTTTGGAACAAATTATAAATCCTACTGAAGATTTTGAAGTTACAAGATATGCTCACGTCCCATATAGTGGTGGTTTAACATCGACCAATTATGAGTTTTATTTTTTACCTGGAATTTATCAAGTAACTGCAGCAACAACAAATGATTGGGTTTGTAGCTATACAGGAACATCATTTACTGTTCCTGAGATATATTATTATTCTGCAGCATTCCAACGTAGTTTCTTTAAGATAGATTTATACGACACACCAAATACTGAAAATCAAAAGATTATGGCAACTATCATTATTCCGACACAACAGGGTAATGAACAAGGGGCTTTATTAGGTACTGGACTAACTACTCAAAATATTAACATTAATAAACCGTCTTTTACTTTGGATTATGTTGGTGATAAGGAAGGTTATTTTGTGTATTGGATAAAAAATCCAACATATGTTAATACTACAAGGTTTTTTATGTCTGCTAAGTTTTTTAATGCAAAAACTGGTGAGTTTATTAGGTTAATGAATACACCGCAAAGTGTATTACCTACGGAGTTTAATTTTGATAAATCAAAGTATTTTTATTACAAAGTTGATATAGATTATATAAACTATGAATACTTAGTAACAACAGATAATGGTACTAGAATTGGCAATCAAGGTAACCCTATAAAATGGTATCAATATATTAACCCATAATGAATAGTGAAATATATAAAATAAGAATATCTCCTGAGGTGTTAAGTACTGATATTGTTTCTGAAACATACCAGACAAATACTTTTGGTGTTTATTCGGCGATGACGAGTATTTTATCGGGGGGTACTAACGGCTCGAGTTTACTTACAGGTCTTACCGTTGATATTGTTTTTCAAAATAGTTTTAATGATTTAGGATATTTTACACCATTTGATGGGTTTATTTTACAAAAAGAAGTTATAAATAATTTTATTTTTACCGCCTCAACAAGTAGTCCATATACTGTGTTGGTTTATAATACTTCAGACATTGAGTTTAGAAAATTTTTGAGTTTATCTAATTATCTTTTGAATTGGGGTGATGGTTCACCATTACAAGTATTAAATGAAACAGCGCCACAGTATTTATCACATACATATTCATTTTCGGGTGATTTTGAAATAAGTTTAACTCAAACAAATCCCTGGGGCACTACTCAAGTTACCAAAACAATACCTGTACCCGTGACAGGCGCGACCATCCCAAACCCCGAAGGAACATGTACTTTCACACAAAATTTGGGTAATTGGTCGGGTATTCCAATTAATGCTAATTTTATTTTTACTGGTGATTCTGAAAATACTGTAGAAGCTCAGGTGTCTAGTACGTGGACAAATGTACCTTTTATGGTGTCTGGATTTACAAAATCACAAATAACTGACCTAAAAAATTACGGAAGTATTAAGTACGCCACTAATGTACCAATATTCAAAAACGGTCAGGTTTATGG